CTTCCCCGACAATGCCTACCCTGAGGTTTTCGGTAGTTCTGGTGGTAATACTGTACTTCGTACTAACAATGGTTCTGTTTGGACTGATGTCGCGGATGTTTCTGGATTCACTAACAAATTGGTTCCTCTTGGTTGGATGGATACTGTAACTAACAGGTGGTCTTTCCCCGAGGGTGCCGGTGTTGCTGGTGCTGCTTCTAATCCTTGGGATTTTAGACCTGTCGATGATCTTGCTTATGGCAATACCGAGCTTGTCGGTAGTTCCGGTGCTTTCGCTAGTCAGACTTACCTCCCGAACATTCCCATGCTTTACATCATGATGCCCCCGGCATACAAGACCAAGTTCTACTTCAGAATGGTCATTAAGCATAAGTTCGCTTTCAAGGGCTTTAGGTCTGCTGTTGGAGTTGATTCCTTTGGTTCGTTTGGATGGACTGGGCTTCCCCCTTCGTCTGCTGACCCTCCTGTTAAGAGTGCTTCGGTCTCTTCGCTCAAGGGACTAATTGAGGACTTGGAGGGACCTGCTAATTCGGTTGATGTAGAGAATGGGGAGATAAAGCCCATGGCAGACGGAGTAGCTTGATTCCCACCGCCCAGCGGAGCGTTCTCGGCTCCTAAACTTTTTACTATCCCCCTAAAGGGGGATAGGGGGTCCGTATAGTGTTACGAGACGGACCCCCGCCCGCGCGCGTAGTCATTCTATTTTTAGCAGTTCTTCATACATTAGTTCTGACTGGTGTATTATGCGCCATCTGTCTGCGCTCAGCTTGTCTAGCTTCGGTTTCGTGTTCGTGCATACTAGTACCTTGACGCCGCTTATGTTGACCGTGCTTGCGCTGTATCTCGTGTCTTTAATCAGCCCGTCCTTGATGCGTTCTATTGCCTCGTAGAGGTCTGGTGTCCACTTCCCCGCGCGCGGAATGTCGATGATTACTATCGGTCTCCACCCGTGTTTGATGTACTCGCTTGCTATGTCCTGCACGATTGCACCGCCCGATGTGTACCCCGCACAGAAATACGCTTCTCCGCGCTCCCATAATGCCCTCGTAAACCAGCTCTTACCCGCTTTTCCTTCTTCATCGTACCACACCACTACCTCACGGTCGTTCGTGTCTTGTAGCGTCTCGTAGACACGCTTCTGAGCGTATCTGTATTTCCCGAACCTCTGTTGACGATTCTCCTTCCTGTCCCATGACGTCCAGTATTTCCCTTCCTTTATCTCGTACTCCCACGTGTCTGATGCTTCCTCGATGTGCGCTCTCGGGAACAGTGCTTTAAGCTGCTCGAAGTTGTACCTGCACTGCATCCTAACCTGCCAATGCTCGTACCCTCCTGCTCCCTTTTCCGCTCCGACTACCCATTTCTTTATATCGTTCATTCTAAAGAACTTAAACAGTAGGTTCCCTTCTTTGTACGTGTCCTTTCTTTCTATCGTTAGCATGTAGGTTTTCATCGCTCCCCGTAGTTGGGTTTTAAGTATAAGGTTGCTTATTCATCATTGTACAGAAATGTACAGGAATGTATAGAAATGGCATATAGGCCTTATCGCTGGAATCGCGCAAGATATGGACGTTTCCCCCGCCGCAGGGTTGGACGCGGTCGTTATAGGGGGCGCTGGTGATGGTTGTGCCCCTCGCTCTTGGTGTTGCTTGGGGTGCCTACTCTGGTTACAAGCTTTACGGAGAGATGAAGTGGCTGTCTGATTATCAGAGGAGATACCGTGTTCGTGTACGCTATCCTGTTCGTACTTCTGCTTTCGGAGCTCTTGGTTCTTCCTTGAGTTCCGCATCCATGGGTTACTATGGTTACAAGGCACTTGGTTATATTCCTCAGAAAACTTACAAAGACTATTGGAGTATGTACGCATGACTGTAACTGCTACTATCAGTGAGATTTATGACCTCAATACTGACGTTGGTAAGGGGACTGTTCTCAAGGTCCACACCCCCATCGGAAATAACATCAAAAGGCACCTCTTCGGGCACTTCTTGCAGTATAAGAAGTTCAAATACCTCGGGGCAGACGTTTTCGTTGTCCCTGCATCTACTCTCCCAGCTGACCCCCTTAGCCTTGGTTATGAGGCTGGCGAGCCCACTATTGACCCTCGTGATATGGTTAACCCTATTCTCTACAAGTGGTATCATGGCGAGGCGATGCTGACCGATAGCCTTGAGATTAATCAGCCTAGACCCTATACTGGACTTGATGATTCTGATTATGAGCGTCTTGACCAGGGTTACATGGGAGAATCTATTGATGCCCAGTACTACCGCAATGAGCTTGTCAGCAAGGAGTTTGATTACATCTACCCTATGGCTCTCATGGACCCCTCCTTTAAGAAGGCTGGTGTGCAGGCTGGATTTAGGACTTCCTGCCGTCCCTACGTTTATGAGGTCGTGACTAACAAACAGGTTCTTCCTAATCAGATGTGGAAGGAGCCTAGTCCTGGTGCTTCTGATGCTTTCTTCCCCGACAATGCCTACCCTGAGGTTTTCGGTAGTTCTGGTGGTAATACTGTACTTCGTACTAACAATGGTTCTGTTTGGACTGATGTCGCGGATGTTTCTGGATTCACTAACAAATTG